TCCATTATTGAGTGCAGAGGTGATAGGTTATGCCTACACCTCTGTTATTCTTTTTATAGTAACATTTTAATACACTTGTCTGTAAAAGTTGTTTTCACTCAATTCACAGGCAAAAGGCAAATGAATGAAACCAATAACATTTAGAACAAGCGTTGTTCATGATACTGATAGTGGTTTAGTTATTGAAACTAGACAAGACATTACAGATATTATAGATAGTAATTACAACCAAAGAAAACATACAGATAAACACACTCGTTGGGGTGATGATATATTTGATAACAAGATAGCTAGTATTCCTATGACTGTCTTTGACGAATTAAACAAAAGAGGTATTGTGCGTGGATTCCATGTCATAGACCAAAAAGCATTTAGAAAATTTCTTAATGACCCAGATAACAAAGTGTTTAGAACACGAGAAGGCACAGTATAATGGCATTTACTAATTACACAGACCTAAAAGCTACAGTAGCTGATTACTTGGCTCGTAGTGATTTAACAACACAAATCCCAGATTTTATTCAATTAGCAGAAAATAGATTAAGACGTGATCTTCGTGCAAGATTTATGCTTAAAGTTGTTACTACTACCACAACAGCTGGTGATAAAACAGTTGCACTTCCTAGCGACTTTTTGGCTATGCGTGGGTTATATTTGCAAACTACACCTGTATCTACTATTGAATATTTAAGCAATCCAAGTTTCTTTACTAACGCCAGAACAACAGAATCAGGCGTACCTACAAAATATACAGTATTAGCAGCAGAATTTCAATTTGCACCTATTCCAGATTCAACATACACATTAAATATGCTTTATTATGCAGCACCGCCATATTTAAGCTCATCAGTTTCATCTAATGTATTTTTAGCTAATTGCCAAGATTTATTGTTATACGCAACATTAGGTGAGGCAGAACCGTATCTTATGAATGACGCAAGAGTTCAAACTTGGGCTGCATTATATGATAGAGGTGTAAATTCATTAACAGCAGCAGATGATTCTAGTGAGTACACTGGTAATCTTTCAATTACAACAGCTTAAGGAAAAATTATGTCAGAAATGTCAAACTATTTAGAGAACGCTTTAATTAACGTAACTCTACGAGCAACATCTTACACAGCACCTACAACAGTTTATGTATCATTATGGACTTCAAACCCTAATGATGATGCTTCAGGTACAGAAGTAACTGGTGGTTCATATGCTAGAACTGCAGTTACATTTGCTGCACCATCTAACGGTGTAACTACTAACTCTGCTGACGTTACATTCCCAACAGCAACAGCTTCATGGGGAACAGTAGGTTGGATTGGTATTAATGATTCTACTTCAGGACCTAACTTACTTTACCATACACCTTTAGATACATCTAAAACAATTGACTCTGGTGACATCTTTAAGATTTCAACAGGCAACCTTTCAGTTACTTTAGCTTAAGGATAATTCATGCCTTTAGTCGTAAAGGATAGAGTCCAAGAAACCACTACCACCACAGGCACAGGTACTATTACGCTTGCTGGTGCAGTATCTGGCTTCCAATCATTCTCTGCAATAGGTAACGGTAATACTACTTACTATGCTATTGTATTGGGTTCAGAATGGGAAGTAGGTATAGGTACTTATACATCTTCAGGCACTACCTTATCTCGCACTACTGTATTAGAGTCTAGCAATAGTGGTTCTCTAGTAAACTTTAGTGCAGGCACAAAGAATGTATTTGTAACTTATCCTGCTGAAGAAGCTGTTTACCAAGACGAAACTGGTGCAGCTTTTGCTCCACAGTTTGCAGCATCTAACGGACTAAATGTTAATAACGCTACTATAGGTACATCTTACACATTCCCTACAGGATATAATTCTGTAGAAGCTGGTGATGTTACTATTGGATCTGGTGCTATTGTTACTGTGCCTTCAACATCAAGATGGGTGATAGTATGAGTACAATTATAAATGCAACTACCACTAATGGTGTAGTGATACAACCTGATAATAGTGGTTCATTAGTATTACAAACTAATAATGGCACTACAGCACTTACTATAAGCACAGCACAAAACACTACATTAGCTGGTAAACTTACTACCGCTTCTAGTGGCATACAGTTTTCAGATGCAAGCACACAGACTGCTGCAGCATCACCTTATGTGCTAAAGAACCGTATTATAAATGGTGCGATGGTTATTGACCAAAGAAATGCTGGTGCTAGTGTTACCGCTTCTACAACAGGTGCATATGCTTTAGATAGATGGTATTTAGAAGAAGCTACAGATGGAGCCGCTACAGTACAACAAGTTTCTGATGGTCCTACAGGTTTTACAAATAGTTTAAAAGTTACAGTAACATCTACAGATACAAGTATAGGTGCATCACAATATTTTGAAGTAGACCAAAATATAGAAGGATTTAATACAGCAGATTTATCTTTTGGCACTGCATCAGCATCTACAATTACTATTTCGTTTTGGGTTAAAAGTTCTTTAACTGGAACATTTGGTGGTTCTATAAGAAATTCAGCAGCTAATAGGTCATACCCATTTTCATATACAATTAGTTCTGCAAACACATGGGAACAAAAAACAGTAACAATTACTGGAGATACATCAGGTACTTGGATTGGTGCTACTAACGGTATTGGGTTAAGATTAACATTTGCATTAGCAGCAGGAAGTTCATTATCTGGTACAGTAAATACATGGGCTGGAGCAAATTTATTAGCACCTACAGGCTCTACAAATTTAATGGGAACAGCAAGTGCAACTTGGCAAGTCACAGGTGTCCAACTAGAAGTAGGCTCAACAGCAACACCGTTTGAACGCAGACTTTATAATCAGGAATTGGCGAACTGCCAACGGTATTATTCTACAAGTATTCAATTGGGAAGTACAATTACTAATTTTTCAGCTTTTGGTGTTGGAAGCCCAGCAGCAACTTTCTTTGCTTCAGTAGGCTCTTCAAATGATTTATTTGGAACTTTACAACTTCCTGTTGCTATGAGAGCAGCACCAACATTTAATATTTATTCCGCAACAAATAGAACATCTGGGAGTGTAAGAGATAATGTTACTGGTACTGACGTTGCTGTAACAAATTATTCATTTAGTGCTGATAATAATAAAAGTATTAGCTATATGAGCGGATTGTCTGGAACAGTTTCTAGACCATATGCTTTTCAATGGACATCTAGTGCGGAGCTTTAAACTATGTATAAAATAATGATAGATAATAATGAAACAATAGGTATTAAAAGATTATCTGATAATTCTGCAATTCCTCTTGACCCAGCTAATTCTGATTACCAAGCCTATCTAAAATGGCTTGAAGAAGGCAATACACCTTTACCAGCAGAAAATAACTAATGGCTAATGTTTCTGTATACTGGATACATCATGCAGAACATACTGATATGTTTACTCAAGGCTATATAGGAGTAACTAATAATATTGCTAAACGTTTTGAAACACATAAAAACAGACCATCTAATATTCATCTTAAAAATGCTATAAATAAATACGGATGGAATAATTTAATAAAAGAGGTAATATTAGTAGCAGATAAAACATATTGTTTAATGATTGAAACTGAATTAAGGCTTAAAAACCAAATTGGTTGGAATGTTACTAAAGGTGGTGGTATTCCTCCTGTATGTACTAGAACTGGATGGAAACATACAAAAGAAACAAATGAAAAGAATAGATTGGCTCATTTAGGTAAAACATTAAGTATTGAGTCAAGAAAAAAAATAAGTGAAAGATTAAAACAAGTACCATGTTCTACAAGATTTCAAGTTGGAAAACCCTCTCCTAGAAAAGGAGTAAAAGTAGGGCGTAAAGCATTAAAACATTTATATATAAAATTAACTTGTCCACATTGTAATAAAATAGGAACTGTTGGCGGAATGACTAGATGGCATATGAATAACTGTAAGTTTAAGGAAAATAGATAATGGCTAAACTTATTTTAAGTGGCTCAACGTCAGGTTCAGTCACACTAGACGTACCAGCAGTAGCAGGTACTACTACGCTTACTTTTCCTGCAACGACAGGTGTTCCAGTTATAGCTGACTCATCTACAGGTGGTGCTTATATACCTACAGGAACGACTGCAC